GAGTGTAGCCATATGCGGCGGCATAAATACGAGCATCAACTAATGAGATATACGCATCAGCATCAGCTAAGCCTGTGCCATCTTCCACGATTAGAGCCATGATTATTCCTCCATTACTGCAAATTTTCCAGCAAAGTTGATAGCTTCGCTCCAAGTTAACAACATCGGGGTTGAATCGCTTACGCCGTAACTTGGAGTTAATCCAATACCATCTAGGTGATCCAAAAAGTATTGAGCCTTTTCTTTGTGGAAGTTAACCATTCGATAATCACCATATATAGCTGCGTCAGGCCATGACTGCTTAGCTAGTTCATTATCTTGATAACCTTTTTCTGACAATACAACAAACACGTATATGCCAGAGCTAAGCCATGATTCTAATTGCGTCATACAGCCACCCACCCGCTGGCATTGTAGTTAACAATTGTTGCGTTAACACCACCAACCGTTGCTAGTTGATTAGCACCTTGCCCTTTATTGTTAAGTGGTATAGCAATATTACCTGCAGCTCTGACCATCAACAAGCCTTTAATGATTCCTGAAAATGAGGTAGCACCTGTCAGCGGGTAGCTAATACCAACAGACTGTAAATTATGCGATCCTTGGTATACTCCGACAATTTTGTGAGGCAAGCCGTCTAGAGGGGCTTGGCTTCCTGATGCTAATGGGGCACCATCGAGGGTAAATAGTATCCTAGATGCATTGTAAAAAAATGTTCTGTCGGGTTTAATAAATAGGTAAGCCCTTGTTGGCCCATCTATTAGATATGCATCTGACGCAGGTGCTGATATTGGGATTACAACATCAATCTCAACGCTACCACCCGCAGCAAAAACAACTGGCTCACTCAGCCAAAAATACTGCGTAAGGCCGTCTAGCTGAAACACATAGCTTATAACGCTTAACATCGCATTATTACTTACAGTCGAGCCACCAGTACCGGTAGCCATTACATTAACAACAGCGCCATTATCGGCAGCGGTTGTTGCAAATGCATAACTAGTGCTATCAGTGCCGACATTAGCCGCATTCTTTGACCACTGATAGCTTGTTGCGTTGTCAGCAGCAGCGGTAAATGTTGCCGTTGCATACTCGTCAACGGTTTGCGATTGAGGTTGTAGCGTGAATACTGGAGCTGTTGAAGGTGATGTAGTGGCTCTAGACACAAGAAAGCCGTCTAAATTAAGAGATCTCGCACCGCCTCCACCAAAGAAATTACCCATTAAGACCTCACTTACAAAAAGGGGCGCAACTCGCACCCCTACATTGTATCACTACCAATTACTTTTTCTTAGTAAGCTTTGGCGCGTCTTTACTCGCGACAATCTCATCACTAGAAAACGATTCCTTAAAACGTGAGTCTACGATTTGCAGGCCCGCTTTAGTGGCTAAGTCTTTTACATCTTCCGCGTACTGATGCGTAGGATGATCAATCAGCCAAATCATTAGTAGTTACCTTTCGCTGGATCAGCAATCAACACTACGCCAGCAGACTGCTTAAGCGGTAATGTTAGAGCCCAGTTAGTGCCAGTTTCAAGCTGAGCTTTAACAGGCGACTTAACTGCAACATTCCATGAGTAACCCTTAACACTTACGTTCTCAGTGTATTCAGCTTGGTAAGTAGTCTCTAAGCGAGTCTTGCCAGTACCTTCAACGATTGAACTGCGGAAGTCGTTATTAGATGCAACAACGCAAGCATTAGGAGTTAGCGATAGTACGCGCTCTTTAGTGCCAGCAGTTAGCGCAGGGCTATCTGTAACGATAGTACGCTTACCTAGAATATCGATAATACGAACAGTACCTTCGCTGAACAACTGAGCGCCGTTATTAAGCGCCTGACCGTAAAGCTTGTGAGCTGTCGAACCTGTCATTACTTGTGACATCAAGTTCATTGATGAATCACCAAACAATGCATGGGACTTGTTAAGCGTTAACTGAGTAACGGCGCCCAAATCGCCAGCCAACGCAGACACATCCAATGTTGCAGATGCCGCATTACCTAACGCAGCAACTAACACGCCGATAGCTTTGTTAACTTGGTCTTGCATAACAGCCATTGATAGCGACTCAGAAATAACGCTCAATGCTTCGCCAGGATTCTTTCCAATCCAAGTTAACTGAGTTGGCTCCCATAAAATAGGGCCAAAACCTTTCATTGTTTTAACTGAGTTGATTTGGTCTTGCGATAAACCAATCGCAGTTACAGCAGCTTGAGCGGCGTACGCATCAACATCGCGCAAAGCTTGAGAAACGTTATTCCAGATAGCTTCCTCTTTAAAATCACCCATCATGGCTTCGTTAACTAACGCGATGCCTGAGTTCTGAGTGAACAAGTCGGTTTTCTGGTTTAACTTTTTGATAATTGCGGTTTGTAACTGGGTATTAAATACCTTCATATCTACTAATGACATAGTTTTAGTTTCCTAATTGTTTATTAAAGAAAGCGGTTTCGAGTTTTCGATCGCCTTTACATTCTTCTAAAGTTTTCGGAACACCTCCGGCGACCCCGACTGTTTTGCCTCCGATGGCCCCGCCGCCGTTAGCCGCATCCGCTTTCATTAGATGCGATATTGCAGGATGATTTCCCATCCATTTTTTAAATTCGGCAGCGTCAGTAGTAATGACGTTACCGCTAAAGTCTGTGTATTGAGTCTTGACGTTTTCGCCATCAAACTCAGTCTTTACTAACTGACTGATTAAATCGATAGACTCTGCTGCAATGAAGTCGCCAGTAAATGAACCCAGCACCGCTTTCTTGCTTTCGCCAACCACTCGATTGGTTAAAGCCTCAAGCTTAGATGTTAAGCCGCCTCGCTCTTTGTCAAACTCACCACGTAACGATGCTTCAAACTTGTCTAGCTCACCTGACTTCTTAGCACTTTCCTGCTCAAGCAGTAACTTTGCGGCCTCAGCATCTTTAGCCGCTTGTGATGCCTGCTTCTTTTCCTTTAGCAAAGTATCACGCGACTCTTTCAAACCATTAGTCATTTCATCGACTTCTGCTTGAGTATAAGTTTTAGGTGCATCTGTTGTTTTATCGACCCCGTCGATAGTTGTATCATCTGACATTATGGACCCCGTCCGTTATGTGTTAAGTTCTAGTTGATTATATGCTGTGTTTAGTTGTCAAGCAAGTATTAGCAAAAAACCCTCATATAGAGGGTTAATATTTGGCATAACTGGAAGGATTTGAACCCTCATCGCAAGGTTTTGGAGACCCGCATCTTACCATTAGAACACAGTCATATATTTGGAGCGTAATATCGGATTCGAACCGATGACCACTAACTTGGAAGGATAGCACTCTACCATCTGAGCTAATTACGCGAATTTGGTGAAAATGGATTGGAATCGAACCAATCGATGCACAAGTGAAGGCTAAATATCAGCCCAACCCGCCGCTAAACCTCCGCGTTCATAATCATTTGGCTTACATCATTAAAACTATTTTTGACGACACATCTTATCCACAAAAAAACAATGATCATTAATTTGTTTCAGTCAGTTATTTGTGCCTGTGATTATCACCAACAGCCTGCGCAAGCCTTGATGTTTTTCAAGCAGAAACACCTTCCGATGTGGCGACAAAAATAATTCTAATGTTGCATCGCATACACTTCACAGCGTTTACTTTGCGCGCTAGTCATAGCCTCGTAGCTGGCAGATATTATCACCATCCTTATTATCGAATGAAATAATAGTAATGTGATAGCAAGTGCTGATCTCTTGCTTAGTGGCAATAGGCGTGTACCGACGCCTCGTTTTACAGACCCGCTCCAGCGTCAATTCGCGACCTTGGATAATCTGTCTACTGTATAAAAGTAGGGTCTCCCCAGCGGCAACCTGCGGATCTCTCGCTCACCTGATTAACTTATCAGCCTAAGTACTTATCACATTGTTAAAGGTGTCTGCCGTTGATAATCGCATCTCGCTAACCAATATTCGCGTTGGATACAAACACCTTAACAATATAATAAAACCGCATGTGCGGTAACTCGTAAGCATGGTCTTTCCCATCGTCAAGATTTTAAATAACCCATATACAACAGAGTTATTCGAGAGCACTAACACTACGCAGTTAGCAT